ATGCTGACAGTTCCAAAAGAGGTTTTACTCCTTACGATATTCAAAGAATTATTTGTAACAAAGTAGCAGAAACAAGCTTGTGCGATACGGCAGTTAGCAAAACGGCTGCACGGGTTTACAGCATGGGCGATGACGGTTATGGTTATGGTTGTGTTGGTAAATTAGCTGCTTAACAGGGGGAATTATGAACAGCAATATTTTAGAAAAAAGTTTAGCTGCACAAAAGATGGTATTTAATCAAAGTCGTGACCCAGTTCAAAAAGCTAGGGTTAAATCAAGAATTGAAGTATTAGAAAAACAATTACTTGATTTGCAAAACGAAAACATTGCGTTAAGAAAACAGTTGAAAAATGCTTGTAATGCTTTGATGGAGATTAAATTAAAATGAACGCTGAACTGTTACAAAAAAAGCTTCCAAAACTAATGTCATTTGAGTTTGCTGGCAGCGAGTTGGTTGAGGTTTATAAAGAACCAAAATCATTTATACGGGATGGTCAGTTGTATATTAGTGCTGAAAACGGTGACGATGCGGCTGATTATTACGGTGAATTTAGAGGGGGTGACCCATACATTAACCCTGCGTTAGAAAAGTTTGCAGCAAAAAACAAAGGGTATTTTGAATGGGTTAATGCTGGTTGTATTGTGTTTGTAAAGGAGTAGCCATGAAATATTTATTATTCCTTTTGATGGTTGGGTCGGTTCAGGCCCAAACCTACATAATCACAAACCCGCAAGGTTATACAACTGGCACAGTTCAGGTTCAAGGAAACCAAGCACAAGTGGTTAATAATCAAGGCCAAGTGGTTCAAAACCTGACCATTTACCCGAATCAAATTGTTAGCCCACAAGGTTGGGCGATTGGTACTCCTAGCTACACCGTACCACCTAGCCCACCATCGCCACCAAGTTCAAGAGTGTTGCAATGAACGCACAAGAATTAGCAGATTATTTTGAATATGAATTAAAAGATGTTTTTCCATATTGCATACTCACTATTCGGATGCTTCGTGAACAAGCAGACCGAATAGCGGAGTTGGAAAAAGCCTTAGATTGGATAGCTACAGTAAATGCTATGGATTATGAATACCAAGATGTTGCTAAATCTTTATTAAAAGAAAGGCATGGGATTAAATGACTACCTTTACAACTGAGGACAGAATCCACGCATATAGCCACTATGTGTTGCTTGATGAACACGGACAGGCGATGCGTACCGTTAAGACTAAGCACGAAGCCGAAACCTTAATCAAGACTTATACAGATTGGTCGTACAAATTTGTAAAGCATGAGAAACAAAAACTGGATTTGCCCGATGCACCTTTTTAAATGGATTGGCACGGGCCTGTGCCTAATTGGGATTGGTCTAACGAGTATTAATGAATATCCCGCCAACATTTTGTTTGGGTTTGTGGGTAGCGTGATGTGGGCGATAGCTGGTTGGAAGCAAGACGATTGGGCGTTATTTTTAGTAGAATTTGCTGCGGTAGTCATGTATTTTTTTGGTATTTATTTGTATGTGTTCAACAATTTAACTAAATGGGGGATTTAGTGTGGAATTTGAGAAATTTTGGGAAGTGTGGCCTAAAAAAGTGGCTAAGAAAAAAGCTGAATCTGCTTGGTCTAAACTCACCCAGCTTGAAAAGCGAGAAGCTATGGAAGCCTTGCCAAAACACCTTAAATACTGGGAAATCAAACAAACCCACATAGACTTTATCCCGTATCCTGCTAGTTGGATTAATGCCGAGCGATGGACTGATGTGTTAGATATGACCCCGCCCAAACCAAAGGTGGATAGGTCGTGGATGTTTAGCCAACAAGGAATCGAAGCTAAAGCTAAAGAACTAGGTATTTTAGGTAACGGCTACGATACTTACGAAACATTAAAGAAAAAGATTATGCACAAGCTAGGAATGGAACTTGAATGAGCATAGGCATAGGTGTGCGGTACGGCAGTTGTGTAAGTGGCGGCATAAATGGGGGTTGGCTAAGTTTAGAGAATACCTATCAAATCACAAACTTGATAGTCAATTACTAAATGACTTTGCTGACCAATGGACTAAAGGTAACAAAGGTAATCAGGGGGAATGGCGGTGATTCACGAAATATTAATTACCGATAGGATGCGTGAGGTTGCACACAAAAAATCCAAAGAAATGGGGACATTACGAAACAGCATTTCTAATGGCGATGGTAATGTAATCGGTTTTTTAGGTGAAATAGCCGCTTGGTCAATTATTGGTGGTAATTTGGCAAACACCTATGATTACGACATTGTTTTGAAAGACGGCAGAACTGTTGATGTTAAAAGCAAACGGGCCAAAGTAAGGCCATTGCCGCACTATGAATGTTCGGTAGCCGCATACAACATTAAGCAAATGTGTGATTTTTATTGTTTTGTGCGGGTCACTAATGAGTATGACAAAGCATGGGTACTTGGAATGATTGAAAAAGAACGGTTTTACAAGCTTTCAAACTATGTACCAAAAGGCAGTATTGACGGTGACAACAATTTTCAAATTAAAGATAATTGCTATAACTTAAAAATTCAAGAACTTAGTGACGCTGAATATGTAGCAAAATGCACTTTTTAAGGGGGAATCATGGATATAGATATACAAGAAGTATTTGAAAAGTTAGAAAGCATCAAGCGTGAATACGCCCACGCCAAAGGCAGACTTGCTGGGCTGGAATCATCAAAGAATAGCGTCAAGTCAATTATGATGAAAAAAAGCTCAGAGCAATCGCTGGGCGGTCAAGAGCGTGAAGCCTACGCATCGCAAGAGTTTCAAGACCATTGCCAGCTTATTGACGAATTTACCGCCAAAGAAGCCTTGTTAAAGCTAGAAATATCAATCGCCCAAATGAAGTTTGAAGCATGGCGTAGCGAACAAGCCACTAACCGTAACATTGAAAGACTCACACGATGAAAGAATTTGCAGAAGTTTATTTAGAACTGAACCGTGCTATTAAACGGCTACATGAAGCCAAGCTAAAGCAAGACCATGTAAACGCTTACCTAATTGGTTGCGATGTAACCGATTTGGCCCAAGAACTTGAGGATGTGCTGCAACGGGATGCCAACATCCAATAAAATGGTTGGATGAACAAAGCAGAAAAAGAACACTATGACAAAGTTGCACGGCTCGGCTGTATATTATGCAGACAATACGGAATTAAAGACACCCCCGCAGAAATCCACCACATTAGAAGATTTGGTGGGTTGCGAGAAAACGCAGAAGTCATACCGCTATGCCCCGAACATCATCGAGGGAATACAGGCGTTCACGGACTTGGAGCTAAAGGATTTGAGCGTAGATACAATCTTACTCAAGAAGATTTGCTTACCTTCACGACACGGTTGCTCGCTATAAATGAATGACCTAGCACTTTATTTTGGCATTGTCATATTAACGCTGCCTTTAATAGCGTTGTTTATAGTTCTAAAGGGTCAAATCCCAACTCGTTAGCCACCGCTTTGGCACGGTTTCTAAAGGTCTTATCGTGCTTAGTCCACGCATGAGTTACGGTATTCCAACGACTTGCATGAATCATCTCATGGGCCATAGTCCTAATCACCGTATCTAAATGCCCACACCTTGCGTCAGAAATAGTAATCACATGGGCGTGGGTTTCCCCATCGTCATATAAATAAGTACCCATAGCGTCAGGGTCACTATCTACAATAAACTTAATTTCTTCAGGTAAAGGCAAATCCCAAGACGCAAACGGCTCAACGCAATAAAGCATTGAGTAAATGTTTTCGATGATTTTTGGACTTAATTTCATACTTTCATTACTTGACCACGAAAGTAATACAAACCCTTATCCTCATCTACCACTTCTGCTAGTTCAGGGGGCATTAGTTTGCCGTTATTAAAGGTCAATACCGCAAACCCTGAACGCCAGTTAAGTGGGTTATTTTCTGCATAAATGAACTGATTATCCTTGATACAAGCCATTGTGCCTGTATCAACACCGTATCTTGTGCCTGTGTAATCTGTATAAGGTAGGCATTTAAGACTATGTAAATGCCCCGATACAAACGACCATCCCGACTTCAGAATATTGTTATGAACCGCATGGATACCGTTATGCCAACGATGCTTAATCATGCACGATTCGTTTATGGCTATACTCCAATACCATTTCCATAAGGGGGTGTGGTCAGCTAGGTCAAATCCCGCAATACCCTCGTACTGAGGTAAAACATTAGACAATTTGCCCGAAAAGCGTAGGTCATGGTTACCGATGGTTACAAGGAGTTTACACCCCGCAGGCCGTACAGCTTCAATATCCTCAAGCCTAGCGGTCATTTCATCTAATTCTTCTTTGACGGTAGGGTGATGCTGCCAACCAATACGATGATGCTGAGAAATTGAAGCAAAATCAGAAAGGTCACCGTTTAGAATTACTACTTTTGGTTTTAGGTGTTTGACGCATTGCACAAAGGCACGGTGGGCTGTGGTGATGTAGCGTGGGTTGTAATGGCAATCTGAACCGACTATGATGACCCCGTTATCTATGCTTAAATTACATTGGGTTTGGTCATCGGGTATGTAGATATTAGGCCGCCCTCGATTGTCGTTGGATAACAGCATAATATCGTGGCGTTCTTCTATGGATTTTCGCCTTTTTAACACCGCTCGATAGGCTATACCAGTTATTTTAGAAACTGTGGCTACCGATTTATGCTGATTCCATAACTCAATAAAATCCTCATCGGATATTTTTTTAGTCATAACAAGCCTATATCGTGATAAAGTTAGCCTATGTTAACTTAATATTGTTAAAAAACAATGGCATACGCTCGGAAAGTAGATGTTAACCAAGCAGAAATAGTAGAAACCCTAAGAAAAGCTGGGGCTGATGTATATATTCTATCAAGTGTTGGAAAAGGAATACCTGACTTGATGGTGTGCTTTAATGGCGAAACTATCTTGATGGAAGTCAAGCGTGATGCAAAGGCAAAGTTCACCAAAGACCAACTCAAGTTTATTGCGAACTGGAAAGGTGGCCCACTTAGTCGGGTTGATAGTTCTGAAGCTGCCCTACGAGCGATTGGATTAATCCGTGTTAATGACCAATCTTAAAACCACCGAATACAACCAAGACTACTATGACGAGCATAAAGATGCTGGTTTAGATTATCTTGGGCATGGCTACTGGCAAGAAGAATACGCCAAAATGGTCGTAGAAGCCTGTAAAACACCCCGTGACGGCTTTGTAGTCGATGCTGGGTGTGCGTGTGGTTCTATCTTAAAAGGCTTCCAAAAACAGAATATGAGGGTTTTAGGGGTAGATTTGAATCCACACATGATTGGGTTGGGTCGTACCCATTTTGGGTATTATGCCCATGAGCTACATTGTGGCTCAATTTCTGATACACCAGCCCTAACCGAAAGCGTGGATTTGGTGCATACCGCTCAAGTCTTAGAACATATCCCACAAGAACACATGGATGCCATACTTCAAGAATTTTCAAGAATTATCAAGAAAACAGGGCGTGTGTTTGTTTGCTTAGACGCAATTAAGGATGGCGAAACCAAAGAAATGTATATGGGTGACCCAACCCATGTCAATATTCAGCCCACCGATTACTGGACTAAGCTCTTTGCCAAGCATGGATTTGCGTTTGACCGTGAAGCTTATGACAGATTTGTGCGGTCTAACTACAAACCAACAGCCGACAAAGACAACAACTTTTTTACCGAATATCCGTATTGGAGTGTGTGGATTTTGCAAAAAACCTAATATAATTGCATAAATACAGGAGTTTCCTATGCAAGAGAACTGTTCCCTATTTGTAGCTACATTGCTACATTCTGCGACTAACACGCATTTTTTTCATTGGTCAACCGATTCCTACGCAAAACACCAAGCTCTTGGCACTTATTACGATGAGGTTGTGGATTTAGTTGATAGCTTTGCGGAAGCCTACATGGGTAAATACGGCAAACTTACGACATTCCCAAGCGTTTACCATCAGCCCAAAGACCCAATCCGTTACCTAGAATCTTTACAAGCGTTTGTAGCGGATGCCCGCCAAGATTTGCCACAAGATTCTGAACTGCAAAACCTGATTGATGAGATTGCAGACCTTATCAACACCACGACTTATAAACTCAAGTTCTTGAAATAAAAGGATATTTTATGCCATTAGTTAAATCAGGCAGTAAGGAAGCGGTCGGCAAAAACATCAAAAAAGAGATGGAAGCTGGCAAACCTAAAAAACAAGCTGTGGCTATTGCCCTTGCTACTGAGCGTAAATACGCCAAAGGTAGCCGTAAGTCTAAGTTAGAAGATGCTTACGCTCGTTATATAGAAGAAAAGGCATGAGCCGCCAAGACCAAATCCGTGCTGCGATGGATAAGCACGATAAGCCGATTCCCAAGACCACAACTGGTAAAGGCAAGAACTATCTGCCTACCGAGCAAGGTGCAGGAATGACCGCCAAAGGTCGTGAAGCATATAACCGTAAGAATAACGCTAACCTAAAAGCCCCCGCCCCAAATCCTAAGACTGAAGCAGATAAAGGGCGTAAGGCTAGTTTTTGTGCAAGAATGGGTGGCGTAGTCGCTAAAAGCAAAAACGCTGAACGGGCTAAAGCAAGTATGAGGAGATGGAACTGTGGCTAAACAAGGACTGTATGCAAACATTCACGCCAAGCGTGAGCGGATTAAAGCTGGTTCAGGCGAAAAGATGAAGAAGGCTGGTCAGGAAGGCCGCCCATCCGCCCAAGACTTCAAAGATGCTGCTAAAACTGCTAAAAAGCCCCGCAGACAAATGATTGCTGACGCTATGAAGGATATGTAATGGAACACATGAACCGTAAGTTTCCTAAAGGCAACGAATTACTACGCCCCCATAAAGAAACCACATTAGAGAAAAACCAAAAGATGCGTGAGCGTAGAAAAGCCATGCTAATGAAGCACTTTAATAAGTTTCAAAAGGATATGGCGTAATGGCTACATTACCTGAGCTTCTAAGGCTTCAGGGTGGTGCTTATGTGGGTTACCCCCAAATGCCGAATAAAACCGTGCCACAGCCGCAAGGCGGGTACGCTGAGGGCTTTTTATCGTCAGCCGCAGGATTCCCACAGCAGCCTGATATGTCAGTTCTTGACCAAAATCAAGCCGCTTACCTTGCGGGCCGCCAAGCTGGTGAGCCTGTCAATATTGCTACGATGGCTGCCCCTGCCGCATTATTAGCAAATACCCTTAGAAAAGCTCCTAAAGCTGTAACTCCAGCATTAGATGAATACGGTATGCGTTTGCAAACCCGTTTAGAAAAAGATTACCCAAGTCTTATTGAGCAATACAAAGCCATTAAAGATTCGCAGGGCGGCAAAGTATTAAATACTGATATAGCACGGGAACTTAGCGAAGATTATTTAAAAAACCGCACATTATCAGCCAGCGTACATGAACCAGCTAGTTCGTTTATTAAACGCTATTACTCTGAATTGCTGGCAAAACCCCCCGCAGAAGGAGCAAGGGTATTGTTTACTGGCGGTGGTACTGGTGCTGGTAAGACATCATCTCTTGGAGAAACCTTGCCAAATGTGGCTAGACAAGCTGAATTGGTTTATGACACCAATATGAACAAGCTTGAATCAGCCCGCAAAAAGATTGACCAAGCCTTAGAATCAGGCCGCAAAGTTGACCTTGTATATACATATCGTGACCCCGTAGAAGCTTTAAGAGAAGGTTCTTTAACACGGGCTATGCGTCAAGTTAAAGAAATAGGAACAGGCCGTACAGTACCTTTAAAAGAGCATATTCGCACCCATGTAGGTAGTAGAGAGGTTATGCCGCAACTAATGGAGATTTACAAAGACAATCCTAATGTGCGTATGGCTGTGGTTGATAACTCATTGGGCAGGGGTCAAGCTCGTATATCTAGCCTAGAAAATCTGCCGCAAATTAACACAAAAACCCTAGAGAAAGACTTACGCAAGGCTTTAGAAGAAGAATTCAAAGCTGGTAAAATAACTAAGGAAGTGTATGAAGCAAGCAAATAAACCTAACGAGCCACATTGGGCGCAAGAACTCGTTGACAATCTCAACGCCAAGTTCGCACAACCTAAAGACAAGCCCACCCGCAAAGACATTATTAAAGAACAGTTACAAAAGAAACAAAAGTAATATAGAATTACCCTAACTAAATCAATCACTTGAGGTAGTATGAGTAATAAACAATTAAAAAATAATCCTAAAGGGGCAGGCAGACCGCTTGGAAGCCCCAATAAATCCACCGCATTGGCTAGAGAAGCCATAGCACGCTTTGTTGATGGGAACAGTCATAAACTACAAGAGTGGCTAGAAGCCATTGCTGATGACCCTAAATACGGCCCTAAACAAGCGTTTGATTGCTTTATGCAAGTGGCTGAATACCATGTGCCTAAACTAGCCCGTACTGAACACACAGGAAGCGAAGAAAAACCAATCCGTTATGTTATTTCATGGAAGAAGTAGCCGACTTTCAGGATGTAAACATAGAACTGTATAAGCCTAGAGATGTATTTCTAGACTTCCATGACCGCCAACAGCGATGGGCTATCATTATTGCTCACCGCAGAGCAGGCAAGACTGTAGCCTGTATTAACGATATTCTGTGGCGAGCCATGACGGAAGAAAAGGAGAACGCTAGGTATGCGTACATTGCCCCCTACTATGCTCAAGCTAAGTCTATTGCTTTTGATTATCTTATGCAGTTTAGTGAGCCAGCCCGTGTTAAACACAATATCTCTGAGTTGTGGGTCGAACTATTCAACGGGGCTAGAATTCGTTTGTTTGGTGCAGACAATCCTGACGCACTTAGGGGTTTATACCTAGATGGAGTAGTCCTAGACGAATATGCCGATATGAAACCCCGATTATGGGGTGAAATTTTGAGACCTTTATTGGTCGACAGAAACGGGTGGGCCACATTTATAGGTACACCGAAAGGGCATAACACTTTCTACGACATATACCAATACGCTACCCTTAACCCTGATGAATGGTATTGCAAAGTATTACGGTCAAGCCAAACTAAGCTAATTCCACAAAAAGAACTGGATGATGCCCTAAAGTCGATGAGCATTGACCAATACCAGCAAGAGTTTGAATGTAGCTTTGAAGCTGCCATACTGGGTGCTATATACGGCACGGAAATGCGACTGCTTACCGATGCAGGCAGAATCACCAAAGTTGAGTGCGACACTATGTTTCCTGTGCATACAGCATGGGATTTGGGATTCAACGATGCTACGGCTATATGGTGGTATCAGGTCGTACACGGGGAGATTCGGGTATTGGATTACCACGAAGCACACGGTCAACCCATCGTGTACTACGCCAACCAAATCAAAGAACGACCATACGAATATGGCACACATTGGCTACCACACGATGCACGGGCCAAGACATTGGCAAGTGGTGGTAAGTCAATAATTGAACAATTAATGGATAAATTGCCCCTAAAAAGCGGAAATTTGTTTAAAATCGTACCTAATCTGTCACTTCAAGACGGTATTCAAGCAACAAGGATGGCTTTGGCTAGGACTTGGTTTGACGGCATGAAGTGTCAGGAAGGCATCGAATGTTTGCGTCAATATCAACGGGAATACGATGAGGATAAGAAGGTATTTCGAGATAAGCCTAGACATGATTGGACTAGTCATGGAGCGGATGCTTTTAGGATGCTTTCTATTGCTTGGCGAGATGAAACAGAGATTGAAAGACAAAATCAGCCGATTAAAGGCATATTTGTCGGACAGACTGATGTGACGCTAGAGGAAATGTGGAAATCCACACCAAAGACTAATTATCAAAGGTACTAACTATGAACGATACCCTGAACAAAACTTATGAGGATTGGTATAACACCATCGCTCAGTATGACAAAGCGTTTAGGGAATGGGAAGCTAGAGTACCCCGCATCATCAAACGGTATCGAGATGACAGCCGCACCCGTAATAACCCCAATGCTCGCTTTAATATTCTTTGGTCAAATGTTCAGGTTATCAAGCCTGCTATCTTTGCCCGTTTACCCCGCCCTGATGTAAGCCGTAGATTCCGTGACAATGACCCGATTGGGCGTGTTGCGTCAATGATGCTTGAAAGAGCGTTGGAATATGAGATTGAACACTATAGCGACTATCGCTCGGCTATGGATAACGCTGTGCTTGACCGCCTATTGGGTGGGCGTGGCACGGCTTGGGTTCGTTATGAGCCACACATTGTTGCAGAACAGAACGACCTAAACACAGGCGTAGCTGGTTCAATGCCTGAAGATGGACTACAGATTACAGAGGATGCCGATGAATCAGAAACGCAAGACGCTGAACTGGTGGAATCGCAGGAACGCATTGAGTATGAGTGCGCTCCAGTTGACTATGTGCATTGGCGTGACTTTGGTCATACTGTTGCTCGCACTTGGGAAGAAGTAACTGCCGTATGGCGTAAAGTCTATATGGGCAGACAAGCCCTAATTGACCGCTTTGGTGAGGAAGTTGGTAGCCGTATCCCACTAGACACCAAGCCTGACACCGATAAATGGGCCACCAAACAGATGGTTGCCGAGCATTATCAAGCTTGTATATACGAGATTTGGGATAAAGAGCAAGGCAAAGTCTTTTGGATTAGCAAGTCGATGGGTGAAATCCTTGACGAAAAGGATGACCCATTACAACTTGAGGGCTTTTTCCCATGCCCTAAACCTTTGTATGCCACGCTAACTACAGACAATCTAGAGCCAATCCCTGACTTTGTTCTATACCAAGACCAAGCCAAACAGCTTGATACCCTTGCCGATAGGATTGATGGTCTTGTAAACGCCCTGAAGGTGCGTGGTGTTTACGATGCTTCTGAACCAAGCTTACAACGCTTGTTCTCTGAGGGCGAGAACAACACCTTGATTCCCGTCAAGAACTGGCAAGCCTTTGCTGAAAAGCAAGGTATGAAGGGTGCATTAGACCTTGTTGACCTAGCCCCATTTGCCCAAGCCCTACAGATGGCTTATCAGGCGATGGAGCAAGTGAAGGGTCAAATCTACGAGATTATGGGTATTGCCGACATTCAGCGTGGTCAGACCGACCCCAATGAAACGCTTGGCGCACAGATTATTAAGTCTAATAACGCTGCTGGCAGACTGAAATACCTACAACACGCAGTCGTGGACTTTGCAACAGAACTGTTACAAATCAAAGCACAGATTATCTGCAAGCACTTTACTGAGGACACCATTGTCAAGATTAGTGGTGCAATGCAACTTAGCCCACAAGACCAACAGTTAGTGCCACAAGCCCTAGCCTTATTGAAAGACGAACCCGCTAAGAACTTCCGCATCGAAGTAACTAGCGATTCGATGATTTATCAGGATGAGCAACAAGAAAAGGCTGACCGTGTAGAGTTCTTAGGCGCAGTTTCACAGTTTATGACTAGCGTATTGCCAGTAGCCCAACAAGCCCCCGAACTAGCACCGTTGTTGTTAGAGATGCTCAAGTTTGGTGTAACTGCGTTTAAGGCTGGAAAAGGTATGGAAGGGCTTATTGATGAAACTGCCGATAATATTAGAAACCAAACTAAGGCGATGGAAGGACAGCCCAAACCACCGCCCGTTGAAGTGCAAAAGATTCAGGCTCAGTCACAGGCGAAACTTCAGGAAATGCAAGTACAAACTCAGTTGGAACAGCAAAAGATGGCTGCTCAGATGGAATTGGAAAAGGCTAAACAAGAGTATCAAGCACAAGAGAATCAGCTTAAATTCCAACTGGAAGAACAGCGTAATGCTCAAGAGCGTGAGATGGAGATGAAGCTGGCTCAGATGAAGATGATGACCGAGCGCAACACCCAGTTGCTATTGGCTTACATTAATAACGGGGCTAAGATTGAAACGGCTCGTATCTCGGCTGGCGTAGATTCAGGTGAAGGAATTGCTGAAGAATACACGATGGATGAGGATATGCTAAAGGCCCAAGAGCATCCATTAGCCCCCATAGCCAATGCGATTGCTCAAGGTAACCAAGAAATGACTGTAGTATTGGGCGAGCTTATTAATAAATTAAACCAGCCAAAACAAGTGGTTCGTGACGAAAGCGGCAAAATCATCGGAGTTCAATAATGGCTATTACAGTCAAACACACTAAGGTTTCAACAATACCTGACGGAGATGATTCGTCTTTAATCCGACCAAGTGACTGGAACGCTGACCATACTCTTGTGGGGCTTGGAACGGCTGCCGAACTAGATGCGGGTGTAGCTAACGGTGTGGCAACCCTTGATGGCACAGGCAAAGTACCGATTAGCGAATTGCCTGCCGCAGTTATTGGCGCATTGAATTATCAAGGCACATGGAACGCAAGCACAAATACACCAACGCTGACTTCTAGCGTAGGAACTAAGGGTTATTACTATGTAGTCAATGTAGCAGGAACGACCAATCTTGATGGCATTACGGATTGGCAAGTAGGTGATTGGGTAGTATTTAACGGAACAGTATGGCAAAAGGTTGATAACACCGATGCTGGCGGTGATGTGGTTGGCCCTACTTCTGCCACCGATAATGCGATTGCTCGATATGACGGCACAACTGGGCGAGTTATTCAAAACAGCGTAGTCACAGTTAGCGACACAGGCGGTATTGCGGGCGCTACAACCATCACCGACATCAATTATGTGGACTTTAACACCGCATACGCTACAACTTTAGGCGTAGGTCAGCTTGGATGGGATGGTAATGACACGCTTGGATTAGGAATGTCAGGCGGTAATGTTATTCAAGAGATTGGCTTACAAACTTATATTTACGGTAAGGCTACCTCTGCTATAACCAAAGGTCAGTTAATCAAAAAGACTGGTTCTAACGGTTCTTCAGGGGTAATTACTTTTGCCCCAACCACCGCTAATATGACCGATTCGGGTGCAATTATAGGTATTGCTGCCGAAAGTATTGCCTTAAATGGCTTTGGTTACATCATCTCGTCAGGCAATATTAAAGGATTTAATACCACAGGCTCTAGTTCAGGTGAAACATGGGCAGATGGGGATACTTTGTATTACAACCCGTCAGGCAATGGTTTAATGACCAAAACAAAGCCGTCAGCCCCAAACATGAAAACCGAAGTTGCCATTGTCATTAACGCTGGTTCAGGTGGTTCAGGCTCGGTTGCGGTTGAGATTATTCATGGCACACAGCTTGGCGGTACAGATTCCAATGTACAGATTACAAGCGTTACAGGCGGTCAGTTATTAAGCTATGACCAAACTAACGGCTATTGGAAAAACACCAATTTAGCGGCAGGCACAGGCATATCGGTTAATTCAGCCACAGGCGGCACAATTACTGTTACTAACTCTGCACCCGACCAAACAGTTACTTTGACGGGTGGAACAGGAATCTCAACAAGCGGTACTTATCCCAGCTTTACGATTACTAATACGGGCGTTACTTCTGCCGTAGCTGGAACAGGAATTAGCGTAAGTGGCTCAACTGGTGCGGTAACTGTTACCAACACCGCTCCCGACCAGACCGTAGCGATTGCAAGCGGTACAGGAATTACTGTTACAGGCACTTATCCTAACTTTACTGTTACCAACTCTGACAGGGGTTCAAGCCAAAATATATTTAAAAATGTAGCCGTAGCAGGGCAATCTACCGTTGTTGCAGATTCTAATGATGACACATTGACATTGGCTAACGGAACTGGAATTAGCATTACAACCAATGCGACTACTGATACCGTAACCATTACAAATTCTGCGCCCGACCAAACCGTTTCGATTGCTGCTGGTACTGGAATTACCACATCAGGAACATACCCTAATTTTACGGTTACCAATGCGGGTGTTACTTCATTTAGTGCTGGTACAACTGGGCTTACACCAAGCACGGGAACGACTGGAGCGGTAACTTTAGCTGGCACTTTGGCTATTGCTAATGGCGGTACAGGAGCAACAACCCAACAAACAGCAATAAACGCTTTAGCTGGTGCGGTTACTTCAGGCCAATATTTGCGTGGGAATGGCACAAATGTGGTTATGTCAGCCATTCAAGCAGCCGATGTGCCAACTTTAAATCAAAATACAACGGGTACTGCTAGTAATGTAACAGGCACAGTAGCCATAGCAAACGGTGGAACGGGAGCTACTACAGCCCCTAATGCTAGAACTAATTTGGGGGCTACTACGGTTGGTAGCAATATGTTCACGCTGACCAATCCTAGCGCAGTTACATTCCCAAGATTTAATGCTGACAATACCGTATCTGCTTTAGATGCCGCTACTTTTAGAAGTGCTATAGGCGCAGGCACGGGTTCAGGAACGGTCACTAGTGTAGCTGCCCTTACTTTGGGAACGACTGGCACAGACCTTACATCTACCGTAGCTAACGGCACAACAACCCCAGTTATTACGCTAAATGTGCCAACCGCATCGGCAACCAATAGGGGTGCGTTAAGTTCTGCGGATTGGACTACCTTTAACAATAAAGCCCCAGCCGTAACCTATACGACTAACTATGTGCCATTTGGTCAGGGAACAACAACCCCAAACCAATCGGCTAACTTTACCTATGTGACAGGCACAGGCTCATTAACTGCGCCACAAATGGTAGCCAGTAACGGTATTGTGGTCAATAACCGCACAATTAGCACTAGCTATTCCATTCCAAGCGGATACTCTGCTACATCGGCAGGGCCAATAACTGTAGCATCGGGGGTCAGCGTTACCGTTCCTAGTGGCGGTAAATGGGTAGTTCTGTAATGTTTCAGACTGCTTTTCAGGTCAATGCGTTTCAAAATAACGCATTTCAGATAAGTGTCATACCGCCTGAACCATCAGTCGTTGATACCCATGACGGTTTTACCCCTGAAGAAGTCCGCAGAGCTAGAAACCTTGACCGCAAGATTCGGGAAAAACAATTAGCTTTATACAAAGCACAAGAACAAGCCAAATTACGCAGAAAGCAACAACTACGGGATGCTATTGACCCACCAAAAATTGTTGCAAAAGCAAAACGAAATAAACTACAATCTATTCAAGAGGTTAAGGCTGATATACCGTCAGTCGATACTACAGAACTAGAGCAGTCTATCGCCTACCTTGAGAACCAACGCAGTAAGTTAGCTAGGGCGGTAGAACTCAGAAAGCAACAAGCCTTTATATCGGCTCGGTTAGCGTTTCTCGAAGCCCAGCGACAAGCTGAGTTGGATGATGAACACGCTATCGTTATGTTGCTTCAATGACACCTTACGCCCAGTATAAAAAAGGCTTAGATTTGCTCCACATGGGGCATTACCAATCAGGGTTTCGGCTCTATGAGTTTAGATGGCATCCCAAGACTAGGGAAGCATCGGGCGAAAAATGGGAAAAGTGGGTTAAAGCCCCTAAATGGAACGGGGAACGCCTATACGACAAACATATTACTGTGCAGATGGAACAAGGCTTTGGTGACATTATTCAGTTTGCTCGCTTTCTGCCTATGCTCAAAGCTTGGGGGGCAAGAGAAGTATCGGTCATGTGCCACAAAGCGGTTATGCAGCTACTAGGGCAGATGGATTGCATTGACACCCTGTCTTGTATAAGAGATGAGGGCAGACCGTTGGAAGCTGATTACTGGGTAGGTAGCATGAGTTTGCCATTCTTTGCCATGCACGCTCCTTTGTATGTACGGCAGTCATTCCCCATTAGCAAAGACAAGATTGTAGGTTCTGAGGGCTATTTAAACGCCATTCCAAGCCAAATTGAACGCAAGGTTGGGGTGAACTGGCACGCCAGCACAGGGCCACTACATTATGTGAAGTCGATTGATGTCAAAGTCATACGGGAAATGCTTGGTAATGACTTGTATTCATTAAACCTTGCCACAGACGATATATTTCAGCCTTTGCCCCCCGATGGTTGGAAAGAGAACTTTTACAAAACTGCTTGCCATATGAAGGCAATGAAAGCGGTAATTGCCCCTGATACGGCTACGGCTCACCTAGCTGGTGCTTTGGGGGTCAAGTGTTTTTTGCTATTGCCTGAAGATAACTATATCTGTTGGCGATGGAAACATGGGGTGTGGTATGACAGCGTTGTACCGCTAAGACAACATGAATGGCACAAATTGCCTAGTTTATTGGAGAAACTATGATTTGCCCTAAGTGCGGTTATTCAGAATCAAATCATGTGGTCGTAAAGTCCGATAAGGAAAAATACTTAGACTTTTGGGGATACACGCTTGGAACGCCCGAAGCCGAAGAAGCTTGGCGACAAAAGCAAGAAATGACCGCCCGTGATGCCCCAATGGTTATGTCAGATATTGAGGGCTATATATCTCAGGTCGATGGCACATGGATTAAAAGCCGTAGCCACCACAGAGAACACCTAAAACAACACCGCATGATTGAGCTTGGTAACGATGTACCGTTACAGCACAAGCCCGTAGAACTTAGTCGCAAAGACCAAGAATCCCGTAAGCGCAAGATTGCCGAGCTTGCTTACGCCAAACTAAACTATCGTTAAGGAGCAGACATGGCAGACCGCAGAGAGATGTTGGAAGCAGCACTTGAGGAAGTGTTAGAACCCGTAGAGAATGAGGGTAAACCCTTAGAAACTGAGGAAGAACATGAGGAAGTGCAAGAGGAAGTATCTCAAGACGAACCTGCTCGGAATGAGAAGGGACAGTTTGTCGCTAAAGATGAAGCGGTGGCAGAGGAAGCGAGCGTTGAGGATTCTACAGAAGATGCGACTGAAGCCGAACTGCCCGAAGAACAGCCTACGGTGGGAGATATACCAAAGCCTACGACTTGGAAGAAAGACCTTCTACCTTTATGGGATAAGATAGCTAAAGGCGAACAACTTACACCTGAAGAAAGCAAAAAACACCTTGAATACCTTAACCAACGAGAAAACGAATTTAAAAAGGGCGTTAGCGTTTATAAAGCGGAAGCGGAACGAGCAAAGGCTCTTGAAGAAGCGATTAATCCATTCATACCTGAACTCCAAGCACAAGGAATCCACCCAGCCGCATGGATAAACAATCTTGGTCGGGCGCACATGATTTTAACCAAAGCCCCGTATGACCAAAAAGTTCAGATGTTTCATAGACTTGCACAAGATTATGGAGTAAACTTAAATCAAAGTACCGAACCGCAACAACCAGTTGACGCATATACTCAACAGTTAATGCAGCAACTTTATCAAGTTAATCAAGAGGTTAGCTCGATAAAAGGGCGGTTTGAGATGGAAGAACAACAACGCTTGGCTAGTGAAATCGAGCGTGTAAGAAGTGACAAAGAGCGGTTTCCGCACTTTGATATGGTCAGAGAAGAAATGGCTCAACTACTTGAGCTAGGTAAAGCTCCCGACCTTGAAACGGCTTATGCCAAAGCGGTGCGTCTGAACGATGAAGTTTGGGCAAAGGAACAGGAACGACTCCTGACCGATGCTCGCAAACAAGCATCTAAGGCATCGCAAGTAGCAAGAGCTAAAGCAACGGCTGTTAGCCCGAAATCCGTTACACCTAACGGGGTTCAAGCAAAAGTCGAAGCAAAGGACAGGCGTTCTCTGTTGATGGCAAGTTTGATGGATGCAGAGAACGGTAGGCTTTAATTAACTTAAAAAGGAAATATCATGGCATTTGCTAACTCAGCAATCACCGATATTATCGCTACCACCATTCAAAGTCGTAGCGGTGAATTGGCTGATAACTTAACGCAGAACAATGCAATTCTGCAACGACTTAACTCTAAGGGTAATGTACGCCCCTTCTCAGGCGGTAATGTGATTTTGGAAGAAATCATGTACAACGACCCCAACACCAACAACGCAAATTCGTATAGCGGATATGAAGTATTGAACATCGCTCCTGATAGCCCAATCTCGGCTGCTCAGTACAAGATTGCTCAGTACGCTGCTGCTGTAACGATGAGCGGTTTGGAAATGCTCCAAAACTCGTCTAAAGAAGCAATCATTGACCTTTTAGATGGTCGTATGCAAGTTTCTGAAGCTCGCCTTTTGAACCGCATTTCGGGTGACATTTATGGTGACGGTACTGGTAACGGTGGTAAAAACATTGACGGTCTAGCTGCCGCAGTTTCTACTTCCCCCACTACTGGAACTTATGGCGGTATTAACCGTGCAAACTGGTCGTTTTGGCAGAACCAAGTAACTACTGGTCTAACCAGCACCAACACTTTGGCTAAGATGACCGAAGCTGCTATTAAGCAGATTCGTGGCACAGACAAGGCTGACTTGTACATTGCTGGTAACACCACATATCAGTATTTCGTAGGTGCATTGCAAGCAATTCAGCGTATTACTACCGAAGAAAGCGGTGCGGCTGGTTTTGCATCCTTGAAGTTCTACGGTGGCGGTACATCTGCTGATGTTGTACTCGGTGGTGGTATTGGTAACCAAGAGAACACCAACTATATGTATCTCTTGAACACCAATTACATCTTCTTCCGCCCACACAAAGAGCGTAACTTCGTACCTATCGGTGGCGAGCGTCAAGCTATAAACCAAGACGCTATCGTGAAGCTCATGGGCTGGGCTGGCAATATTACAACCAGCAACGCTCAGTTGCAGGGTATTTTGACCACCTAATTTGTAAAGGAAAATAATCATGCCTTATTCAGTACTCCCCATTTCAGGTGTTGACCTGAACGGTATTACCACCACCAGCTTTGCGTACACCAACGGTACGACTGCTATTGGAATCCCAAGCTTTGGCCCTCTCGGTGCTGAAACTTTCGGTTCTGACGGTAAGCGTTATGTATTCGCCCGTGCTGGCGGTACTATCGCTGCTAACGCAACTGCTGTTACGATTAACGCTTCCACCTTTGCCGCTACTAGCGGTGGTGGTAGCTATATCGCTCCTGCCGAGTCTATGGTATCGGGCGATTATGGCTGGTTTGGAATTGCAAGCGTTTAATCAAAAATTGTAGTAAAAACAAGGGGCTATCTCGTAATTGAGGTAGCCCTTTTTCTTTAACCGTTGTACTTCTAACCACTTAGGAGATTTTATGATTGATAGCGATACCCAAGATGCAGACTCACGCCTAGCGGTCAAGTTTTATAAACGAGCCGTTAAGCTAGAACACGAAACAAACGAAGCAGGCAGACCAATCTACAAGGACTATGACTTTGTACGCATTATGGTTGCAGGGGATAATCTAACCGAAATTGACACTTACGCACAGGAAAGCCATAAACAGCGTTTCCCACGCCAATGGTTGCAATATCAGGCTAGTCAAGATTCTTCTAGCGAAATTCACGGCACACCCGTTGAGCAATGGCCTTTAATTAGTCAAAGCCAAGCCCAAGAACTACGAGCGATTAAGTTTTTGACCGTAGAATCCATCGCTAACGCATCGGATTTACAGCTTCAGCGTATTGGCATGATTGCGGGTATGTCACCCCATTCTTTTAGGGATAAGGCTAAAACTTTCCTAAATCTTGCTGAAGAATCCGCAGAAGCCAGTAAACGAGCCGAAGAAATTAATCAGTTAAAGCAAGAACTTGCCCAAAAAGAGATGGAAAATGCTAAAATCAAGGCTGAAACTGATGCGAAGCTGGCTCAAATGCAAGAGCAAATGGCAGCGATACTTGCGGCAGTTGGTGAAAAGAAAACTCGAACTCGTAAACCAAAAGTCGTAGAGGAAGTCTGATATGTCATCAACGATGCTCCAACTAGTTCAGCAAACAACGGCTGAATTAAACCTTGCAGTACCCAATTATGTGGCTGGTAACACCAATCAGGATGTTCAGCAAGTATTGGCTTTGATGAACCGTACTGGCTACGATTTGGTCAAAGAGCATGACTGGCAAGGCTTAGAGTTGGAGTATCGTTTTTATACCGATGCCGTAACCTTTGTAGGTGATACGGTTAGCAACAACAGCTATAACATAATTGTTACTGGTGATGCTACCGCCCTAAACAATAATTACTCGATTACAGGCACGGGCATCAACCAAGATACCTATGTGGATAGCGTAACCTTTAACGGCACGACTTCCACCATCGTAATGAGCCAGTTGGCTAGTGGTACATACACGGGCGTGACTTTTACCTTTTCACAGACCAAATACCCGTTGCCTGCCGATTTTGAAAACATTACGGACAATACCCATTGGGATAAGACAAAGCATTGGCAAATGTTAGGCCCTGAAGATGCCCAACAATGGCAATGGCTAAAGTCGGGTTATATTTCAACAGGCCCACGCATTAGGTGGCGTATTCTAGGCAATAAGTTCCAAATTTGGCCACCATATAACACAAAAGAGTATTTAGGCTTTGAGTACCGTTCAAAAGGATGGGCTAGAAGTGCTACTGACCAAGTAAAAAATAGTTTTACTCAAGATACCGATACGACCATATTTGACGATACAGTCATGGTTTTAGGCACAAAGCTCAAATATTTCCAAATTAAAGGTTTTGATACTACTGCGTTGCAACAAGATTATTTCCGTTATTTAAATGTAGCCAAAGCTAACGACAAAGGCTCTGCTAATCTGTCGTTTGCCCCATACCCAACCAAAGTGCTTATTGGTTACGCCAATATCCCTGATACGGGTTACGGAACTTAATCATGGCAGTACCACAGCAAAGAAGGGCAGTAACCGCTTCTGTAGCTTCCCCTATTGGTGGGTGGAACGCACGGGATTCCGTTGCCGAAATGAACCCGCTTGATGCGGTGGTGCTAGAAAACTTTTTCCCTACTCCATCTCAAGTTGAATTGCGTAAAGGCTACACCAAATTTGCTACAGGCATTACTGGGCAAGTTGATACTCTGATGCAATACTCAGGCGGTAGCTCAGAAAAGCTATTTGCCGCAGCAGGAAGCGTTATTTATGATGTTTCTGCGGGTGGTGCAGCTACTTCAGTCCAAACAGGGCTTGGAAGTGACCGTTTTCAATATGTTAATACATCAACTGCGGGTGGAAACTTCCTTGTAGCAGTCAATGGCACAGACGCAGCCTTAATTTATGACGGCACAAACTGGATTAAATACGCAAATACCAGCACCGCACAGACTATTAGCAACTTAACAAGGGTTGGCACGACTTGTACAGTAACTACAAGCACCGCACACGGGCTAGTTACTGGCAATCAAGTCACCATTACGGGTGCTAGTCCTGCTGCATACAACGGAACATTCGTAATTACCGTCACAAGCGGCACAACTTTTACTTATACCGCCCTTTCAACTCCCGCTTCTAGCCCTGCAAGCCCATTAGGGTCATATACAGTTGCTAAATATATTACTGGGGTTGATTCCACAGACCTAATTCATGTCAATTTGCACAAAGACCGACTGTATTTCATTCAAGAAAACACCCTAAAGTTTTGGTATTTGGCTACAAATAACATAAGTGGCGCAGTTACATCCTACGATTTAGGCGGAGTAGCCCGAAATGGTGGTTACATCATGGCGATGGGTACTTGGACTTTAGATGCTGGCTATGGAGTAGATGATTACGCTGTATTTATTACTAATAACGGTGAAGCCATTGTTTATAAAGGCTCTAACCCATCCGATGTTAATGATTGGTCGTTAATTGGAATATGGCAACTTGGTCAAGTCTTTGCTAGACGCTGCTTTTTCAAATGGGCAGGCGATTTATTGCTTTTAACCCAAGACGGCATTGTGCCATTAACAGGAGCTTTGCAATCTAGCCGTTTAGACCCCCGAATTAACATTACCGACAAGATATATTTTGCTGTTAGCCAAGCTGCCGACCTTTATAGCACCGAATTTGGTTGGCAAATCCACTATTTTGCTAAACAAAATATGTTGATATTTAATATCCCCGTTTTAGGGGGTATTCAACAGTTCGTAATGCACACCATTACAAAGGCTTGGGCTAACTTTACAGGATTTAACGCTACTTGCTTTGAAGTCTTTAACGAAGATATGTATTTTGGCGGTAATGGCTATGTTGGCAAGTTTTATGACGGTTTATCCGATGACGACACCAATATTAAAGCTACTTGCCAGCAAGCCTACAGCTATTTTGACGCTAGAGGGCAGTTAAAACGCTTCACAATGGTACGCCCTATCCTCACCGTAGATAACGGCACACCGACTGTTTTATGCGGTATTAACACCGATTTTGAAACCCAAAACTCGCTAGGTCAGGTTAGTTATAACCCCGCTTTGTTAAATGTAGGCGTTTGGGATACAAGTCAATGGGATTTGGCAAACTGGGGCGGTTTAGCTGCCGTATCTAAGCAATGGCAAGGTGTGACAGGAATAGGATATGCGGCAGGAATTAGCTTAAATATTGCATCGCAAGATATTGCTGTTACTTGGGCATCAACCGATTATGTTATGGAGCGTGGTGCGGTATTGTGAGAACGGTTACGACTGAAAACCAGCAATATTTGGGGGAATGGCTGGTACGAATTCTTAACTTTCCCCTGCCCGAAACCACCCAATGTATTGGTCAGTTAAAAGACGGTAATTTGGTAGCTGTCGCTGGGTTTACTAACTTTCTGCCAAAGGCGTGCGAGATACATATTGGCAGCGTTGGTGACCATTGGGCAAGCAAGGATTTTATATGGGCGGTATTTGATTACCCCTTTAATAAACTAGGACTTAGCGTTATACTAGGGCAAATCTGTGCTGATAACACGGATGCCCTAAAGTTAAACCGACATTTGGGCTTTAAGGTTGTAGCTGAAATACCTGATGCCCACATGGAAGGGGATTTGGTCATTATGGCGATGCGTAAAGAGGAGTGTCGGTTTCTTAACATCCGATGCCCTCTAAGAACGAAGATGGGAGAATAGTATGGGTGGTGGTGGATTTCTAGGATTAGGGCCTGCGCCAAGTGCGCCAGCCGCCCCAAATTATGCTGGTGCGGCACAAGCAACCGCACAAGGCAATATTGATGCTGCTCGATTGGCGGTAGCCGCAAACCGTGTAAATCAATATACCCCTTATGGCTCGCTTGAATACACCATGTCAGGCGAGGACAAGTACGGCAACCCAATGTGGTCAGCCACACAAAAGTTCTCCCCTGAACAGCAGCGCTTATTAGATATTCAAAACCAACTAAGTTATGGTGTAGGTCAACTTGGTACAAAAGGTCTTGAGTATGTTGGGCAACAATTATCATCGCCATTTGATGTAAGCCAACTGCCTAGTATTGGAATTAACCCAAGCGAAACTTACTCTGACGCAATTATGCGTAGGTTACAGCCACAATTAACTCAACAAAATGAACAATTTGAGCAGAGCATGGCTAATCAAGGTATTCCAGTAGGTTCGGAAGCTTACAATAAAGCAAAAATGGCATTAGGTCAGCGTCAAAACGACTTAATGTTAGGCGCACAAACACAAGGCTTACAGGCTGGATTGTCTGCCCGTCAACAACAATTAGGCGAGTTGGCATACCGCAGAAACGAACCATTAAATGTGTTAAGTGCGTTGCGTACTGGCTCTCAAGTTACCGCCCCAACTTATGTAAATTCTGCCCAACAAGCTACAACTCAAGGCCCTGATTTATTGGGCGCTGCACAAATGCAATACAACGCCCAAATGGGTAACTTTAATGCTCAACAAGCCGCCCAAGCTAACCTAAATCAAGGTTTATTCGGACTTGGTGGTGCAGGAATTATGGCGTTTTCTGACCCACGCACTAAAGAAAATATTAAAGCGATTGGCGTAATGAATAATGGCTTAACCTTATATAGCTTTGAATACAAAGATGAGTTTAAAGAGCGTGAGTTTGGTGGTCATGGCGTTCATGTTGGCGTTATGGCTGACGAAGTAGAGCAAGTATTCCCATACGCAGTTAAAACCCTAGATGACGGCTATAAAGTCGTAGATTACGGACTAATACCATGATGGACTTTAACCCTTACTACTTAGCTATGCCACAAATGGGCAGAGTTAACCCACAAACTCAAGATTTAGGTGGATTAGCCCCTGTGTTTCAAAATATTGCACAACAGCAAGCTAATCAAAACGCTGCTATGCAACAAGCTCAAGGATTAACTCAGCAAGCGGGGCAAACTGCTCAAGGCGGTATGAACCCTTTAGCAATGGCAATGATGCTACGCAAAGGTCAAAAGTCTGACCCTTACGCTAACGCTCAAAGTGCTATGAACAAATACGGTGCAGAAAATGTGTATGGTTATGGCGGTCAAGGTCAAGTACCAACTCAAATTATGGGTCAAGACCAATACGAGCCAATTAAAAATATGCCTTCTGTTGGGGCGTATGGTCAACTAATTCCAAGCAGTTAAGGATTAAATATGGCAAATGGTCAAGCACAAATGTTGAATTTAGGTGGCGGCAATTTACCACCTGAGATTTTGCAACAGCAACAAGCATTAAACCGCCAACAACAAATGGCTCAGTTGCTTATGCAACAAGGTCAGCAAATGCCACAAGGACAAATGGTTAGTGGGCGTTATGTTGCACCTAGCTTTTTTCAATACGCTGCTCCATTATTGCAAACATACGCTGGTACAAAACTAGCTGAAAAAGGTGAAAAACAAGCAGTAGATTTAGCTAAAGCGTTGCGTCAACAGTACGCCAATGAAATGGAAAATTATTTAAAACTTCAGCGTGGAACTCCTGCTGTAACTGAACAATATACTGAAATGGCAGGGCCTTTTGGTGAAGGTGTTGGCCCAAATAACACAGATATATCAATGCCAGTAGCTTACAGACCAGCCCAAACTGCTGTTGCTGCTGACCCTATGGCTGCTAACATATTTGGTTCTACTGCCTACAATCCTGTATTGCAACAAATGGCTTCTAAGAAGTTATTAGAAGGCCCACAATGGAAAGAAATATCACAATACAACCCACAAACAGGAAATACTGAAAATTATCGGTATGACGCTAATTCAACAAATCCAAAAGAAACAATGCAGTTTTTGGGTATAAGCAAACCAGCAATTAGCCCTGAAGCACAAATACGATTCGCTGATGAAGGTATTGGTATTCCACAGCAATTTAGAGGTGGCGGTAATGTTACTGCAATATCAAACCAACCCACAGTTGCACAACCATCAACTGTTCAGCCACAATTATCTGCTCAAACTACATCACCAACAACAGCACCTACTGTAGCTACGAGCAAAGAATATGACCCATTCAAAGCCCCGCCAGTACCAGCAAAATTGAGTGGTAAACAGGCTAGAGATTGGATAGCCGACCAAGCTAAACCTTTAACTGGCGAATCTGAAAAGCAAGTTAGTGGTGCAATTAACTATCAAAAATCATTAGACAACTTGCAAGATATATTTGGCAAATACAAAGGTGCTGATTTATTAAAGCCAAATGTTCGTGCTGAGATTCAGCAATCTTTAAACAACGCTTTGTTACAAGGTAAAGAAGCTAATCGTCTTGGTGTGTTAAATGGCCCTGACTTGAGTATTCTTGAGAAGATTGTTGGCGACCCAACTGCGATTGATGCTTTGGTTAAAGATAGAAGCACATTAAACAAGCTATATAACAATCAGCGTATGTTTACTGCTGAAGTTATTAAAACAAATTACCGTTCTGCACAAAAAGCTGTGCCTGAAAACTTGCGTGATTTTGTAGAAATTAAGCCAAGAGAATTGCCAAGTGAAGAAAAGAAAGGTCAACCAAGACCAACTGGTCGTGTTGTTCGTGCAATGTTAGGTACTGAACCTATTATTGTTAAAGATAACAAATGGGTTTATGAGAAAACTGGAAAGCCTGTGCAATGAGCGATACATTACCGCCACTACCTAAAGGTGCAGTCTTAATTGACGATATGCCACCTTTGCCACAAGGTGCTGTTTTGCAACAAGAAACAGCGTATGACCGTTTTTTAAATAGCTTACGCAATCCTCAAACTGGTGGGCGTAGTGGCGTAGTTGGCCCTATGCTTGTTGGCGGTACAGGCGAATTAATTAAAGGTGCTGGTGCTTTAACGCAAATGGCGTTTCCTGAAGCTGGAACACGCATGGTTGAAGTAGGCGAAGCAATGACTGAGGGGGCAAAAAGCGTAGCCCCCGTATCAGGCACAGTAGGCCAAATTGGTTCTTATTTAATTCCTTATGGTGCTGCACAAAATGTAACAAGCAAATTGGCTCAAGTGCCACAAATAGCACGGCAAATTGGTCAATTACCAAGCTTTGCACGAGCAACAGGACAACAAGCCGCTATCGGTGGCACATTAGGTTATGGATTAACTCCTGACCAACAAAACCGTGAACAGGCCGCCACATTCGGCACTTTAACTGGTGCTGCTACACCTTTTGTTGAAAAAGTAGTGCGTGGTACTGCCAATCTATTGCGTGGCACACCACCTTCACAAGGAACAATGCAAGCCGCTAGGGAAGCCCAAGAAGCGGGTTATGTAATCCCCCCAACCCAAGTCAAACCATCGTTATTAAACCGATTCCTTGAAGGTGCGTCAGGCAAGATAACCACAGCCCAAAACGCTAGTTTTAGAAACCAGCAAGTAACCAACCAGTTGGCTGCCAAGTCTTTAGGCTTGCCTGAAGATACGGTTATTACTACAGAAGTTTTAAACAACATTAGAAGTAACGCTGGCAAGGCTTATGAGAATCTTGGTGCTACTGGAACAATCAAAACAAGCCCAAAATTTATACAAGCCTTAGATAATATCAAGCCTTACAAAGACGCTGTAGAAGCGGCAAAAGACTTTCCAACAGCAGATAAAAGCCCAATTATTGATGTAATTGATTCATTAAAAACACCTAGTTTTAATGTTAATTCTGCCCTTGCTAAGATTAATGTATTGCGTGGCGAAGCTGATTTAGCATACAAGGCTGGCAATTCAAATCTTGGTAAAGCCAACAAAGAAGCTAGTCAGGTGCTAGAAAACACCATTGAAAATTATCTTGCTAATACAAAACAAACCGATTTGTTAAATAAGTTTAGGGAAGCAAGACAAACTATTGCTAAGACTTATTCTGTAGAAAAAGCATTAAACCCTGCGACAGGCACGATTGACGCTAAAAAGCTGGCTGCACAACTACAAAAAGGTAAGCCATTGTCAGGCGAATTAAAAGAAATTGGTAAGTTTGGTACAGCTTTCCCAACTGCCGCACAAACCACCGAAAGAATGGGAAGCTTGCCACAGATTAGCCCATTGGATGTAGGCGGTGCAGTATTAACTGGTGGTGGTGCGTATTTGTCAGGGTCGGGCGCAGAAACTCCCGCAACATTTGCCGCATTATTGGCAAGACCTACACTAAGGGCAGCCGCATTATCAAGACCCGTGCAAAGCAGATTAACTAACCAACAAATGCAAAATTTAAGCCCTGAAACACGCAATTTAGCTAGAATGTTAATGCTACAAGGGGCAACCAAAGCTGGAGCGAATGAGGAGCAGAAATGAGTAGAAACGGGTCAGGTACATATTCCCTTCCTGCGGGTAATCCCGTAGTTACAGGCACAGTTATATCGACTACATGGGCTAATAACACCATGAACGATATAGCGTCTGCGCTAACTGGCTCAGTCGCTGCGGATGGTCAAACCCCAATGACAGGGCCATTAAACCTAAATAGCAATAAGATTCAAAACTTAGCTGTAGGCACTTTAACTGGCGATGCAGTTAACTATGGTCAGTTCAGCACCCCCACATTTAGCGGTGCGGTGGTCTGTTCTTCTACCCTTACCGTTACTGGTGCTACCTCTTTAAGTAGCACACTAGCCGTTACTGGCGATACCACTATGAGTGGTAACTTAGCTGTTAATAGCACGGGTCAGGTAAGACTTCCTAACGGAACTACCGCCCAACGCTCGGCTACCCCTACGGTAGGTTCGATTCGCTATAACACCACCTTACAGACTTTTGAAGGCTATTCGACTTATAGCGGTCAAACCATTAGTTCGATTACAAACTCGACAACGACCGCAACCCTTACAACCGCCACAAATCACAATTTAAGTACAGGCGCATTTGTAACGGTTAGCGGGGCTACACCAAGCGAATATAACGGCACATTTAGCATAACCGTGACTGGGGCTACAACATTTACTTACACTATGTTGGCTACCCCATCGGGTTCTGCTACAGTAATGGGGTCTTATATTGTTGGCGCATGGGGTCAAATTGGGGGTGGGGCTACGGGTAATGGCGGTGACCAAGTATTTGTGCAAAATAACCAAACCGTCACTTCCTCTTATTCAATTCCAAGCGGAAAGAACGCATCCACAGTATCACCCATTACAATTAATGGTGGTGTAACAGTAACCGTGCCTAGCGGTAGTCGCTGGGTAGTTTTGTAAAGGAAAATATATGTCTATTGTCTTATTAGGCTCAACTAGCGGAAGCTGTACGCTACAAGAACAAGCGGTAGCTGGTACTAGCGTTTTAACATTGCCCGTAGGCACAGGAACAGTCGTTGCTAATAATGTAAATAGTGCGATTGTTAGTGGAACTGCCGTTGCATCTACTTCAGGAACTTCTATTGATTTCACTAGTATTCCTAGTTGGGCAAAACGGATTACTGTAATGTTTAACGGGGTGAGTACGAATGGGACTAGCAATTATCAAGTACAACTAGGTGCTACAACTTTTACCACATCTGGGTATTTAGGCTCATCCGTTGCATCTAGTGGTGGCACTGGTACATTTTCATCTGGATTTGTTGTATTTCAATCTCCGGGAACAAGTTCAACGCTATTTGGACCTTTATTTCTGACTTTGCTTACAGGCAATACTTGGGTTGCCGCTGTTTGCACCTCTCGTGGAGATGTGGCGCAGTCCATGACAGGTGCTGGTTCTGTTGCTCTTAGTGGAACACTAGACAGAGTACGAATCACCACAGTCAATGGTACAGACACTTTTGATGCTGGCACGATTAACATTTTGTATGAATAAGGAATAAATCATGGAACGAATTGAAGTGAATGTACAAACTGGCGAGCAAAAGATTGTGCAGTTAACTGCGGAAGAAATCGCACAAGCAGAAGCCCAATACCAAGAATGGCTTGCTAGTCAGCCCACCAAAGAAGAACAGATTGCTAAACTGCAAGAGCAGATTGACGCACTAAAAGGAGCGTAATATGTCGGTTACTATAAATGCTAGTACATCCGCAGGGCTAATTCAAACTGCCGACACTAGCGGAACTGTAGAAATTCAATCCAACGGAACGACTAAGTTTACCGTTGCAACTACTGGTGCTTACGGACAAGTAGTTAGCGGAACAGCAGTAGCATCGACTTCAGGAACTTCGATTGATTTTACGGGTATTCCTAGCTGGGTAAAGCGGGTTACTATTAGTTTTGGCGGTGTATCAACCAATGGAACAAGTAATTATTTAATACAAATAGGTTCAGGAAGCGTAACTACAAGTGGATATATTTCAACTGGTGGCACAAATGGTGGTTCAACTTCTACAAGTACAGCAGGGTGCATAATAACAGCCGCTACTGATGCTGCAAGTACTCATTTTGGTCAAGTAGTAATTACATTATTAAATACTAATGTTTATGTAATTAATGGTTTATTAGGTCAATCAGGAACTAATAGAAACAACATGGGTCAAGGTTGGGTAACTTTAGGTGGCGCATTAGACCGAGTCCGTTTTACCACAGTAAACGGCACAGACGCATTTGATGCTGGCACAATCAATATTCTTTACGAGGGTTAATCATGCCTATAACAATTTCGGGCGATAGCCCTAATTTTACAAGTGTTGCGGTAACTACATTAAATAGTTCTAGTGGAGTTCTTGCAACACAGAATGGAATGACTGGTATTGCAACGGCTTGGGTAAATTTTAACGGTACAGGCACAGTAGCTATTCGCAGTTCGTTTAATGTAACTTCTATTACTGATAATGGTACTGGTGATTACACCGTAAACTTTACGACTGCTATGGCAAATGCTAACTATGCTTTGGCTTGTTCAGCCGCTAGAGATATTGCAACTGACCCATTAATATGTGGGCCAAGAGGAAACGCATCAACATATAGCACTTCTGCGGTCAGAATAGTAACTTTTTCTGATGCAGGAACAATTAGTGATTCACCCATTGTTGGCGTAGTTGTTCATAGTACATAAGGAATTAACATGGATAAAAGAATAATTTTCCCTAATGATGAAGGCGGTGTATCTATCCTGATTCCTTCACCAAATTGGGCTGGCACAATGGAAGAACTAGCGGCTAAAGATGTGCCTGCTGGTAAACCTTACAAGATTGTAGATGTTGCTGACATTCCTTCAGACAGAACTTTTAGAGATGCTTGGGAGTATCAAGAATGATTACGATTAACTTTGACAAAGCTAAAGCCATTACTAAAGACCGTTTGCGTGCAGAGCGTAAGCCTTTGCTGGAAGCTCAAGATATTGCATTTCAACGAGCATTAGAAAGCGGTGCTGATATTTCTGCAATCGTGGCTGAAAAACAGCGTTTGCGTGATGTAACCCAGTTAGCTGAACAAGCAACCACCCTTGATGAACTTAAAGCCCTAAAGGTGTAATTATGTTTATTGTTGAATGGTTGTTTGACAAGATGGGCTATCAGAAAAAGATTCAATGGACTAGCTCGGCTTTGCTTTGGGAAGATATTGAAAGGTCATGCCCAAAACCCGTTAAAAAAGTCGCAACTAAACGGAAAACGACTGTAAAAAAGACGCAAAGAAGTGGCGTTGCCAAGTCGCCACGCAAGAAAGCATGATATGGCTAACGAGATTGAAAAAGAAATCGTTAAGCAGGCGATTAAAGAGTGGCTGAATGAGAAAGTGGCCCAATTTGGCTGGTTTTCTATCCGCACCATTTTCTATGTATTTGTCGCTGGTCTTGGTTACGCTTACCTAGTAACTCACGGTTGGTCATTGCCTAAATGATTTTAGAAACCATTATTGGTGCGTTAGTGCCTGTCGGTGTAGAAGGCATTAAACAGCTTATAGGGCGTTTTAACGGTGGAGTTCGCCCAACCACCATTGCAGAGCAGATTCAGCTTGATAACAGCGAAATTGCTCGTTTAGAAGCCCTTGCCAAGCTTGATAACCCATACGGACAACCTAGCCAATGGGTGATTGATTTAAGAGCATCTAGTCGTTATATTGGGGCTTTAACCGTCATCGTAGTGGGTTTATGCACCCTATTTCTACCCGTTGACCAGTATGTACAGCGTATTGGCTTAGAAGCTGCCAATATTGCCTTTGGATTCCTATTTGGTAGCCGTATTATGGCAAACCTCAAGAAATGAGCCGATTTGACGAGTGCTTAAAGCGGATATTGAAGCATGAGGGTGGTTATGTCAACGACCCGCTTGATTTAGGCGGTAGAACCAATTTAGGGGTCACCCAACGGGTTTGGGAAGAATGGGTGGGGCATCCTGTATCCGAAGCCGATATGAAGGCTCTAACTCCCGAAAAAGTAGCACCCATGTATAAAATGAAGTATTGGAATCCTAGCTACTGCGAAAAACTGCCGAAAGGATTAGATTATGTGGTCTTTGACTTTGCTGTTAACGCAGGAACAGGCAGAAGCGTTAAGACGCTACAACAGGCAATCGGTGTCTTGGCTGATGGTGTTATCGGGCCTAGAACTATGGCAGCAATTAATGGTGCAAACCCTAAAGAACTTATTAACAAGTTTTCAGACGCTAGGGCAGACTTCTATCAAGGAATCGTAGCAAGAAAACCCGACCAAGTTCGCTTTATTAAAGGCTGGCTTAATCGGGTTGAGGAATCACGCAAAACAGCCCTTGAGCAAGATGCAAGTGCAAACGAACAGGCTTAGACCTATCAGAATACGATTGACCCAGTAATCCCGCTTTAAACGGTCAGGGTCATGGATTAGGAACGACTGAAGCCGTAGCATATCCATATCTTCTTCTACATAGCGTGGCTTTTGGTAATACACGCCAATCTTTACGCCTGATTTAGTTCTATACGGTATGTTCATTTTTTCCCCAACATATCAATAAATCCTAATGCAAGACACAGCTTTTTTTCTAATTCAGCAATTTCTACATTTTTAATGCAAATTTCATAAGATTTATTTCTTAGGATTGATTCTAATTCTCTAATTTCTTTCTTTAATCTTTTAATTTGTGTTTCAGGTTTCATTCAAACTCCTCTGAGTTGGTATCTTCAATGGTGTAAATAAAATCCATGACTTCACTATCGGTATGTAAGTGTTTTTTGGCGATGTCAGGTATAAATTCAACGGCTGTATGCACTTCTTGAACCAGTTGATAGGCTTGGTATAACTTATCAATCATTTCTTGCTTGGTCACGATACACCCCCTGTACGCAATATATAAACTACGGCTGGTATGCCAAACATCAATAAGCCAGCTAATGCACCGACCAATATATCAATTAATTCACCACGATTGTCTTTCATATTTCCCCCTTTGTTAGACAGTTCTATTGTTAAGTTATCTTAATTATAATCCTATTAGGATAAACCCTAATCTTATATAAGAGTAAAAAGACAGGGCAAAATTTGGGGTCTAAAGGCTGTAACGCAGAAAGCCACAAAACTCGTTACTTGACCCATCCTCTTGGCGGTGGCTTAACACCCTGTAAAAAAGGTGGGCTACTCGCTGCGTCTAGTATCCACGACCATGTTGTTTTACCAACATTCGGACTGGGTACGCAATAATCTGCGGTTAGTAAAGATAACCCGTACATAAGCACTCTAGCATCCGCTTTCGCCCGTAATAAGGTGGGGTGACAGCCCGTGAAAGAGATTTGTGGGCGGGGGATTGCCCAACTGTCACCCCGTAGTCATTATAGTTTGTTTTTAGCCCTATAAAACGCAAGGAGATGGCTAAAACATTCCCACCCGATTCTCAGGTCAGCATCAGGTATCTCTAGTAGTTTAGCTTTATTTTCTTGGGCGTTGACATAAACAATGGCACACCGAGCGTTAGGCATCTCAAAACCCATCCTATAGGCTGCCAGTTGCATTTGGTGGTCAAAGAAGTAGTCAAGCTTATCCACATCCTTTTCGGTGGTTTTAAAGTCAATTACGAACCCGTCAGTCTTGGGATGAAAGTGTGGTCGGCTAATTAGGTCGCATTTACCGCCATAGCCACCGTGAGCAAAGGACTTCTCAGCAACCCATAGCTGTTGCCCAAAATGGGCGTTAATGGTGCTTTCTACGACTCGGACATAGGCTGGTAACTCAGGAATGTAAACGCCTTCGTAAAACGCTTCTATGACCCCGTGAATCTGTGTGCCACGCTCCGCAGCTTGCTTGGCGGTTTCCTTGCTGTCGGTTACAACCCGACTTAGCCAATCTTCCTCAGATTCCCCATCTAAGCGAGGAAGTGTAAGTGCAGCGAGGATGGCTTGTTGTTGTTTCCATACATCAAGTGCGGGTTTTGCCGCACAGCCGATGATGGTGGTAACTGAGGGCAGTAGGCCCAGTTCTCTTGCGTCTTTGACAGTTGTGTTTCTTTCTTTTCCATTCTTGCCAACGATGCGATAGGCTGTATCGCCATTGGGTAGATACCAATGACCACTTTCACTTTGATACTCTTTCACTAACATAAATCCCCCTTAAATTCATAATAACTGTAGCACAGCTTCCCTATCTTTAGGGCTGTTTACCCTATCCGCACAGGCTTGAACCACCGTTTTAATGACTGTTTCAAGGTCATCGGGGCAGAAACCGATAATCGGTACTTCATCATCGTAGCCCCTTTCCTGATAAGTTTTGACCGTATATTTTTGGTCAATAAAGTCTTTAATCAGATGGTTCATAGCCTTCTCCTTTCTTAGAACGGCACGGACAAGTCCTCATCATCTTCAATCTTGGCGTCTTGCAGTAACTTGTTGACATCCTTTTTGTTACGCATTTCGGCTGATTGCATGATTTGGTCTTTTAAACCTTGCGATAGTCCATCAAATATCGCTTGGTCAAACTTCTGTAAATCAAAGATAAGACAGGGATTTTCGCCTTTTGGCAGCCCTGCCTTTGCCACAATCGTGGGTACTGGCGTAATGGCTACGGCATCGGCATATACATTGCCATTGTTGGCGGTGCGGTGCTGAACCGTAACCATGCACCATTTATCCAATAGGTTGCTAATGTCAAAGCCACGCAACTCATCATCGGTAAATGATTTGCCACGCCAAGATTCCAAGTCCTTCCGTAATGAAGCCTTATCGCCTAGCGAGAGCGTGTAGTTGCGTGTTTGGATGAGGGGCTTACCGTCATCGGTCTTGAGGTCATCCCCATGTAATTCCCAAAAAAACTTGACCTTGCGTAGCATTTTGGTTTGACCCATATACTCGGAAGTCTGCGTACCCAAGTCAATAATTCGGTATAAACGAGCCAAGTGCGACCCTACTGGTGCAATCTTGAACTCTTTTTTCGGTGCGTTTGAGCCTGTCACAATCATTGTTTCCCCCCAAAAATATTAGAAAAATCGTCAGCAATAGCAGACAAAACGGGATTAGCCCTGCGTTTTTTAGGGAATCCACACACATACCGTAGCGTGTCTATCTGCGAAATAGTCAGCATAGTGCCTTCTTCCAAGTCCTCAAAAATCTTAGTTACTTCATATTCCAATTCAGCTTGTGATTCATTCATATCATCCATAGTCATCTCCATAAGTTAACAGCAATACGCTGTAATATAATATTAAGACAATTTAAGCAAATGTGCAAACTATTTGAATGTGCGTTGTATTTTTGTTAAACTGACTTAATGAAGAAGAAAAAAGTGTTTACCGATAGCCAAATTATCGAGTTACTAGGTGGCCCTACCAAAATAGCCAAAATCTGCAAAATAAGCGTGCCTGCGGTATCTATGTGGAAAAACACAGGAATCCCCGCAGATAAGCTGGTTTACTTGGGGGCTTTGTTAGAACAGGAATCTAAAGGGCTAGTGACCCGAAAAGACCTATTTCCTGATTCGTACTCCTTAATTTGGCCTGAGTTGCGTTGAGCCAAATTTTTTTGTTATACTGACATTGCAGATTCGTACCTGCTTGCTTTAAGTCGGTAAGACCCTATAGGGTTGCTTTGAGCGTTTTGGTAATGCTACCGATTCATTACCTAAGCGGTACGAACTTAGAGCAACCTTATGGGGTTTTTCTATTTCTGCCATGAGGAAAGAGAAAACACCAGTTTTCTTTGTTAGAGAGTTGATGTTTTCTTTTTCTTCTTTGTTTGGTCTTTCCTGAATTGGCAGGGTATCTTCTCAAATCTTTGGGGGGGTAGGGGGGGTTTGTAGTTTGTTTCTTGTTTGTTCTTTTAAGGGCAAGTTATATACAGATATAACCTATAAATAAAAAATTGCCCAAAAAACTAAACCTATAAGTAATGTTGTATTTAAGCTACATATTAAAAAACACTTGCAATTAATGTTAAGTTAGCTTAATCTATGTATGTTGATTGATTTTTTTAAAGGGGGATTTATGAAATACATCAGCGTAGTTGATACAGCAAAGTTAATTAGATTGGCTCTCAAAGAATCGTTTGCTGGCGTTAAGTTCAGCGTCAAAAGTAGTTCGTATGCTGGCGGTGCTTCAATACGGATTTCGTATGTTGACGGCCCGACTGTCAAGCAAGTCGAAGAAGTTGTTAGCGTGTTTGAGGGTTCGTATTTTGACGGTATGCAAGATTACAAAGGTCAAAATTACGCCAATCTTGACGGTGAAGAAGTTAAATTTGGTGCTGACTTTGTGTTTGTTAACAGAAAATTGACAAGTGCGTTTTTAACTGGCGTAATTGTTGATGTGTGTGAACAATACGGTTTAGACAACGAAGTTACTGTTTATGTCAGTAGTTATGACAATGCAGCCAGCATTAGCAAAGTTTCTGAAAATGCTGACAGTTCCAAAAGAGGTTTTACTCCTTACGATATTCAAAGAATTATTTGTAACAAAGTAGCAGAAACAAGCTTGTGCGATACGGCAGTTAGCAAAACGGCTGCACGGGTTTACAGCATGGG